CCGAGGTCTTTGCCTGTGCCAGCCGCGACATCCAAAGCAAGGGTAGTGAGCCTGGTAGCTTCACCAATATCACCAGTTGATCTAACCAGCGAAGCGAAAGCTGGTCTAATCTGATCATCAGCGACTGCTGCCTGATTTTGCATTGCTTTGATGCTGGATTCAACAGATGCGACCTGCGAATTAGTTGCGCCAACAGTGTTTTTCAGTTGCTGCGCCAGCAATGCCTGTGACTTGACATCCTCAGAAGCGGCAACAGCAGATTCTTTTAGGCCAGAAACAATAGCGCTCAGACCAACACTTAAACCAACCGCGCCAATCAAACCCTTCATGGCCTTGCCGAGTTTGCCAAACTCAGACTGGGCGCTCTTCAAACCCTTGTCATCAAACTTGGAAACAATGGGAACAATGATAGCCATTAGCGCAGACCTTCCGAAATCTTAATTGAAGCAGCCTCGAGGATTCTCTTAGCCGCAGCCTCGGCTTGAGGCAAAGCAGACTCAGCGGCTGGCCAGACATAGCGAGATCGAGGACTAGGAATGATATTGCGAATCATCGCAGCACCTTGCTGAGTAGATGACTTGTGAGCAGTATCGAGCATCGAAACTGCTGGGCTATTGGCTTGCACACTAACAAGTGCAGTGATTGCTGACTTACGAGAATTACCTGAGCGAAAGCGAACAGTCACAGATTTGGCTGGCACTCGCTTACCCTTGTAGTTCACTGAGTTATCCCAAGACAAGCGACCAGTATTGCGCATACCTTTGAGCGGTGGACTAGATGGAATCCTTGCAACAATCGCCGCCTGGACTGGTTTAGCCACAGCCTTGACATCGCGGACTAGTTGCTTTTTTAACTCTGGCTCAATGCTGTTTAGCATCCGCATAAGGTCGCGAATATTAGAGTAAACAACATCAGTCATATAACCATTCTACCCAAAGATAAAACCCCCACCGAAGCGGGGGCTTATCTAACCTCTGGGTTGATTCCGGCTAACTAAGTATCGACCCATAGTCCACAGCATCCGCTCACTCTCCTGCATCAGCAGATGAGGGGCAATGCCTGTTTCACAAGCAAGGCTGGCGATATACCAATGAGCGGATTTATCGCCAAGCCCGACTATTTTGGGGCAGACTCAGGCCCTACCGAAGCGACATCCGCCAGCCAAGCATCGAACTCTTTGCTGGTTAGCTTCTGTCGGCTCAAAGAAGTCCAGGCAAGCCAGACTAAGTGAGTGAACTTCATTTCGGACTCGAGCTTTGTAACACTCAGGTTGAACTTGTCCTCGAAAGCAACAAGATCAGGGGCGGTCGCAGAAACTTCCTGCGACTCGCCAGACACAAACTCAATGCGTAGGTTAATCTTCATGAGTTGAGTCTATACCCGATTAAGCAGTTGCGCGAGTTACAGTGCCAGAGGTAGGCCAAGTAACCGAAAGGGTTGCTAGGTCACCAACTGATGATGCAAATGGCTGGTATGAGCTGACAAGCGCAATCGCGGTGTAAGCAGGGTTGGTTGCAGACACAGTTGCAGAAGTCGGGGTGATGACCACAGTTGCAGCAGTGTTGAATAGTGGGAATAGGGTTGCATCAACAGATGAAGCACCGAAGTCCTGGTTGAAGTTCAGGGTGATTGAACCTGACTGTAGACCACCAGTCACGGTGCGCCATGCGCCACCGAAAGCGGTAGTGTCAACTTCATCGCTCTTTAGCGATAGGTCAACTGAGGTTAGCGATGACGAAAGGTTAGTGCCATTGACAGTCACCTTGTAATCAGTAGCAACAAACTTTGCCATTGTATTTCTCCTAGTTAGTTAGCCTGAACAACCAAGTCAAACTCGGCTGCCAAGTAAGTGTTTTCCGCTATGGTAATAGATCCATAGTTTCTCATTGTGGTCACTGTGCAGTCATAAGCAGCACCACCTAGTGTCCTATCTGATTCTACCGCAACCTTGATACTGGCTGACCCTGTAGGGGAACAGTAAGCATCTAGGCTCGCTTGCGAAGTGCGCTCAGATACGCGCCCAACAACCACAGTGACTGTGAAGTTGTAAGTATTTAGACCGCCAGTAGAGAAGCTCTTGTGATAGTCCACAGTGCTTGGGGCAACAATGGCATAAGGCGGATTCACATTGTCAGGGATAAAGCCGGTTGCAGAGGTGCGAAGCCCCGAGATAGTGCCAAGATTAGTGGCAATCCCTGTGCGAAGCGAAGCAATCGAAGCCATTAAGCAAACTTCACAATCTTGTAAGGGTCAACCAACTGCGCGACATCTGGATCAAGCTTTGAACCCACTCGCATAAAGCCGAGGTCTGGTGATGAAAGCACACCTAGCGGTGAGTCTAGGCGCTTGAAGATGCGACTTGCCTGAATGATACAAGCCTGTTTGATAGCAATAGGGATAGCAGCCCAGCCCCAAACACCAGTGACCTTGACTAGCCCCTCGCCATTTAGATAAGGGAAGGTGTAATCCTGGATGGCGCGAAGGCCATTGTAAGGAACAGCCAAACCATCGATGCGCCCATTGAGCGGAAGCAACTCATAATCAGTAGTAGCCCAAACAGTGTCATAAGAACCATCTGCCGAGAAGTCGGTTGCTACCTCAGTGATGCTAGTCGCATCATCAATCTGGCAAACAAAGTCATTGTCGGCTGCGAAGTAGCGAGCAGTTGCTGAGCCCTGGGTGTAGAAAGAGCGCGCGGTGTATGAGTCTAGAAGTCTAGATGCACTCTCGATGGCCATTTCCAGCAAAGAATCATCGATTGAATCTGTGATTCTGAGCGCGGCTTTCACCTCTACCAGTGAGGCATATGGATTAGTCATCGACATTGTTTATCTCCTTACCTCTATTCTATCGCTTGGCTAGTCTGCTCTTTATCTCGGTGCTAGAGATGCCAGCGGTGTAAGGAATATACACAAGCCCAATGCCTCGCTCATCTAGCCAGTCTTGGTCAAAGCCCATCTGGGTGTAGTAGTCGCGCCTAGCCCAGTCCGAGCCGATAACAATCAGATCAGGCTTGACATAATCAATGGCTGGCTTGCTATCAGCGCCACCGACATTAGGGATAACCTCATCAACCCATTTCAAGTGTATTAGCGCAGCAGCTCGCTCGGCATAGTTCATGACTAGCCCTTTGCCTTTGTAGGCGAGGATAAACTCATCAGTATTTAGAGCGACACTCACCTTGCCATCTGGCCCTGCTAGTTCTCGGCACTTCTTCAGGAAGTCGCCATGCGCCCAGTGTAGAAGGTCGAAAGAGCCGCCGGTATATACAGTCAATCCCATCGGTTATTCCTTCTAGTCTTGAGAGTCCAGCCGCCTTGACTGAAATCGCCATCTGCTCGCTTGTCATCGAAGAGGCGCATATTCGCGCCAAAGCTTCGGTGGTTCATTTCTTGATAACCGCTGTTTAGGGTTGAACTGTTGTCATGGTGAACAACCGCATCAATGGTTTTGATAGGCACACCATGATGGCGCACTCGGCGCTCAAGGTCATTGTCATCATAATAAAGCGGATAAAAGCGCTCGTCATAAAGCCCAACCTTGTCAACCATGCCCTCACCGAAAACAACCGCAGACCAGGCTGTGTTGATTTGCAAGAAGTTGAGCGCCTGAGTGTCTACCTCAGCGGCAATCCTCTCCAAAGCCCCAGCCTCAAAATAGGCATCATCATTCACCAGAAGCCAATAGGGGGCATAAGGGGTTGCTTTGATAATCAGATTCCAAGCACCAACTAAACCCAGCCCAAAAGGCATCCTAAGAACCCACAGGTGTTTCACAGATTCTGGCTTTATAGGTGTGTAGCCGGTTGAACCTAGCCCCGAGTTGTCAATGATAACCAGATGCTCAACAGGATAATCAATAGAGCGCAACAACCTATCAGCAAGATCAAACCTTTTCAGAGTGCAGAAACCGAGGACTGGAATCATTTGTTTAGCAAGCGACCGATAACAGGTAGCCAGTGCTTCTGCCAGACAGTTTCGACATCGAACTGTTTAGCGAAATCAACCGCAACCTGGCTAGTGCCTCGCTCGGCTTGGTAAGCCTCTTCAAGCGCATTGACAATCGAAGGCACTAGTGGAACTTGCCAGATAGCATTTTGCCCAGCATCCCACATAGGCTGCCCTTCAACCATCCAAGAGTCATCCGCCAATAGGTCAGGGGTCGCGCCCCAGCTTGAGCCGATTACCCTTGTGCCACAAGCCTGAGCCTCGACAGTCGGGATACCAAAACCCTCTCCATAGGATGGCGCAAGTAAGACATCCATCGCGCTGTAAAGCCCAGCGAGAGTTTGCTGACTCATGCCATAGCGGTAGTCCACAAAAGGCGGAAACATCACAGCCTCTTTAGGGATACCAAAAGCCTGAAGCATAGGAATCAGTTGCCAGCCACCCTGCGAACCAATCGGATCGGTGTGCATATAAAGCACAGCATCAGGGTGCTTCTGTCGGAAGATGCTAAAGGCCAATAGGTTCTCGCTGAAAGCCTTTCGGTGGATTAGACCGCTGGCCTTGTTAGCCGAAACCATGCCAACAACAAACTCATCTTTTAGCCCCATATAGTCGCGAGCAGGTTGCCCCTCAATGGTTGCTGTCGGCTTGAAAATCTTGGTGTCAATGCCATGCGGCACATACTCGCAGTCGATACCCTTGGCTTCCATCTGGCGGACACCATTCAGAGCCATAGCGATAGGGGTGACATTAGGCTGGCGAAGGAACTGCTCAACCAAACCTGGCATAGTCACATGGTCAAGCGGAGTCCACCAGCCCATATTGACCTTATCCCACTGCTTGCCCTTGATAACCCAGCAGTCATACAAACCGATAAGGGCATCAGGCAAGTTAGGGTGCTGTGCTTTGAAATGAGCATGATGCATAGGGCCGACATCATTGGAGTAGGCTTCAGAGCCTCGCGGATAGTGAGGGATGCTACCGAACTTAGTCTGATAGGTGCTTAGGTTACCCTCAAGCCCATAGTTGGACAAGGCTGCTACCTTTGCGCCATCGCGCTTTAGGCGGTCAACTAGATAGCCGGCTTGCTGTCCATAGCCAGTTGGTTGATCAGGTGAGTTAGACCAGACGGAGATAAGACCATTGATTTTGCTTTTACTCATGGGCGCAATCATCGCAGACACCCTCAGTAAAGATTCCATCATTGATCTTGTCAAACTCGATTAGCATGACATGACCCATCCACCTTAGTTCCTTGTAGATTTTCCACAGTAGAACAGCAATGGCTAGAGCGATAACTAAAAAGATATATTCCATTAGATTCCCTTTCTTTGATAACACTCTAGCAAAGTATCAGGGTAAGAGGAAACCCCCCGATGCCTACGCACACCGAGGGGTTTCCAGTCTTTGAAAGACGAGGCGAGGGTTTAGCTCGCACCACCTTTGAAATACTTGATTGAGGTTGACTGAACAAGTCCACCATCAAGGCGAGTTAGACCGCGGTAGGTCACAACATCGTTGTTGAAGGCATAGTCAACCGACTGGTCAACACGAACACCGCCAGCGATGCGCACCTTGAAGGCAGCCAAGTCACCGAATAGAACTGACTTTGCGCCAACTGCTACGGCTGCCATTGCAGGGTTCTCATAGACATTGAAGCCTAGAAGAGTTGCTGGCTGACCAGGAACTGCCGAGTTAGTCCAGATATAGTTACCTGCGCCATCCTTGAGCTTACGAGCAGAAGCGATTGCGGTGGTTGCCATGTGGAAACCAGCAGATGGAAGCATACGAGCTGAACCATCAACCGAATAAACCAAGTCGATTAGATCGCTGTAGCTGGCAGCCCCAGATACACCAGTTCCACCAGTAACAGCCGAACCAGCAGCGCCAACCAACTTGGTGGTTAGAACTGAGTTGGTCTGTAGACCGATTGACTTACCTAGTTCCTGAGCGATGTATGCGGTGATGTCGAAACCGGCATCTGCAACAAGCTCTGAAGATAGTGATACAAGCGCACCATACTTCTCAGCGCCAAGGGTGATTGACGAGAAGGTTGGGTTGCTCTCGGTGATTGCTGAACCAGCAGCAACTGAACCAACAGATGAAGTGGCAGTTACGGTTGGGATAACAAGGTTCTCACCCGAAGCGGTGTTGAAGATCTCTGAGGTGGTTAGCGATGGGCCAACTATCTGTGCGATTTCAAATACTCGGTTGTAGAAAGATGGGCCAACGGTGTTGCTTGAAGGCACTAGCGCTGCACGAGCTTCGCGAGCGAACTCGTGACCGCGAACTTCACCGCGAGCGATTGAGCGAAGAACATCTGCATCGCCAGCAACTGAAGCGGTTGCAGGTGCGAAAGCAGCGGCAGCCTCTGAAGCCTGTGATGCGCGCTCTTCATTGCGCTGTGCGGTTGCGATTGATGCATCGCGCAGAGTAATGTCTGCTTCAATGCGGTCGATCTTCTGGGTTTCTTCAGCAGTTAGCCCGCGCTTTTCGCCCTCTGCAAAATCAATGATTTCGCGGATTTGAGCGATAAGGTTTGCACGAACTTCTGCCTGGTTCTTGATGAACTCTGACATAAGTCATTCCTTTGTTTGTTTGAATAGGGATTCCGCCGCGCTGACGCTGAACAGACTAGAGGCCGAGCAAACTCTGAACCTGTAACTATTCTACAAGGTTGCTACATAGTCGCTTCAGGGTAAAGGAAAACCCCCCGAGCGAAAGGGAAAAACTCTCAGGGGGTAAACTCGCAAATAGGGGTTAGCGAGTTTCCTTCGCAGCAACTACGCGCACTTCTTTGGGCGCGGTGCTGGAGTCTAGTAAGTCGATTAGTTCTTTGATTGCACCTGAGTCTGGGTTGCCAGCGATTTCCTTGACAACAGCAATAGCGATTGCGATATCTTCTTTGGTAGCCATTAGTTGCCCATCTCTGCTAGAACTAGCTTCTTCTTGTAAAGGGCAGTTACATCACCCTCTGGTTCTTCAACCTTACCAGATAGGCGCTCGATGACATCCTTCATCATTTCGCTCTGGCTGGCATCCAACTCTTCGCCCTCTTCCAACTTCTGAAGCGCAACTGCTAGGGCATCCGCTGATAAGCCATCGGTTGATCGGACTGATACTGTGCCAGAGGTCTGCTCATAAGCAGGGGTTGAAACAAGGCTTACTTCATAGAGGGAAACATCCTCAAGGTAGCGAGTATTTCCATCTTGTGACCAAGAATCGCGCTTGACTGAAAAGCCGAAGCTCATGGCATCGACAACACCAGTGCGAACCAACTCAGCGATATCGCGCCCAAGGGTGGTATCTGGCAGGGTTGCTGTGACCTTTAGACCGCGCGCATCTTCAACCATCTGAAGCGAACCATTACGAGTTGAGGCTAGAGGGTTTGAGGTGTCATGATTCCAAAGCAGCATCATGCGGTTTCGCGACTGCAGCGAGCGCTTGAAAGCACCAGGGTTAACAATCTCGGTGAAAGGTAGTGGGAGGCTTGGCTCATTGAACACAGCAGCATAGCCGGTGAAGGTGCGACCATCGCCCTCGGCGCGGAGTTCAATATGGTTGGTGCGAATCTCACCCTTACCTAGTGCGCGCTCTTCATGGCCTTCAAGCTTTGCCTTGATTTTCCAAGCCGCGCGAATCCACTTGTCCCGAGTTGGGATAACAGTTGAACCAGCAAGTGGCATACCCATTGCAGCACAGTCACAAGTCATTAGAGGCTCGATTGGCTGAAGTGACTCGGTAGCAACTACCACATCTAGATCGCCCTGTTCCCAGCAGTCCTCGCAGCAGTCGCACTCATCATCTTCATCCCAGATGCGGACAATAGTAGTAGCACCATCTACTGACACAACCTGCCCTGCATAAGATTCGGTTTCCACTAGCCAAGCAACAAAGTCACCAATCGCTAGTTCATCTGGAGTTGCGCGGTTTTCAGCCATTCTCTTTCCTTCTGGCAAGGTAGCAGGGTTAACCGCTTTGATGCCGAGTGAGCGATACGCGGCGAGCGCATCGGGGTTGTTCTCCACAGCCGCTATCACATCATAGGATTTCAATAATGCTTCAGCAGTTGCTTTCTTATATTCTACCGAATCGGCAGATGAGCCAGGATTCATTACAAGTCTGGAATAGGTCACACCGGCGCTGTGTAGGTCGCTGGCGGTCTTATCGCGCTCTGACTCAGGTCTGCCTGTGACAATGAAAAGCATTCCTTCTAGCGACTGGACATAATCCCAAGTTTTTTGAATGAGGCGGTCACCCGAGACCAACAAAGTGCCATCGATATCGCAAATAATAATCTTTGGCATTACTGAATCTTCATCCAAGAGAGAGTGTGCGAACCATTGGCAGAGCAGACAAAGACCTCATCATTAGGCTGGCAATCAAGGGTTAGATAAGAGTGACTGTGAACTTCAAAGCCGGTGGTTGGGGTAACAGTTGAGTTGCCAACAAACAGGTTATCGGTATTGCTTAGGTTATGAAGCATCATCTTGAAGTTGCTAACCGAACTGGTGTCCAGTTGCACTGGTGTTGCATCAACTACTGTGAGCTGCCCTGTGGTGATAGCCATTAGACCCCATAAACTGAAGCAGGGTTCTCAGGGTCAATAGTGTTGACTCCCTGCAACTGAGTCGAAGGCACACCAGTATGAGCAACCGCTGGCAAGCCAAGTGAGGCTAGAACCGCAGCAGGATCGAAGCCGACAGCAATCAACTTCTGGGCCATTGAAATCTTGCCTTCTTGCTCTGGCAAGTTAGCAGCCGAGAGGTTGACATTGGCCAAAGGCACTCGGTAGACATCGCCACCATCAACAGGGGTCATATCTTCGATGCGGCGCACATCATTGATGCTCATGAAGCCAGACTGCAAGCCGGTTGAGTAGGCAGAGATTCGGCTGTTGAAGTCACCGCGAAGCAAACCATCGACATTGAACTTCAAGAAGGCTTGCTCAGGCAGTAGGCGAGAGTAAGACCATTCAATCTTCTCAATGAAAGGGCGCAGGGTATGGGTTACAAACTGAATCGCATTTTGCTCAACCGAGGCATAGCTGGTTGAGCCAGGCACATCCATCATGCTTAGAGGGATATTGAATAGGCGAGCTACCTCTTCGACAAAGAAGCGGCGCGACTCAATGAACTGGCTCTGGTCATTCTGGATAGAGATATCCTTGATGGTTGCGCCACCGGTCAGCACCGGCACTCGGCCAGACTTGCGCCAACCACCATGGCGGTTAGACATCGAGTCTGACAACTGGCGAGCCTGATCAGGGGTTAGGTTGCCAGGAACTTCGGCAACAAGCGAACCAGTTACACCCTGTCCGAAGAAGGTGGCAGCAAAGTCTTGTAGCGCGATGCCCAGACCTAGTGCCTCGCGCAAGCGCTCTACTCGGCTAATGCCCTTGATAGCGCCTGGCTCTAGCAGGTCAGTTAGGTGGACAATATCCTCGGTGGTTAGCGCGGTAGGTTCGCCCTCATAGTGAAAGAGCTTGCTGCCAATAGCCGAGCGAGTAACTTCCATCTTCTTAGGATCAAGCACAATGAGGTTGACAACCTCGCCCTTGCTGTTGCGGAAGATGCGGACATAAGCATTGCCCCAGATAAGCATTGAAACCAGCACCGCGCCATAATGACCTGAGCGAGTCTGGTCAACATCTGGCTGGTCTACCCAACTAGGGCGAGGGCGGTATGGCTTGCGGTTGCCATCAATGCGCTGGTAGGCATCTACTGGCAGAGTCGAGATGGTGTCCGAGATTAGGCTGATTGCGCTAAAGACAGGAATCAGCGAGAAGGCAGTTTGAGCATCCACTCGGGTGTTTGACTGGTTGCCCATGACAACATCGCCACCCATTCCCCAGACAGTCTGGAATGAAAGGGCGCGATCTTCGCGCTTGAATCTATCAAAGAAGTTAGCCATCATACCTGCCTAAAAGAAAAACTGCGGAACAATCTCCTCTTCCATTCTAGCCGAAGCCCTATCATAAGCCATCATCAAAGCAATAGCATTGTCAACCTTGAGTTTAGGCTGCTTGTAATCCTTAGTAATTCGCCCACCGCGAGGGTCAATTTTCAGGATGCAGTTGTCAATATGGCGAGCAAGCGCAGGATCACCATCATGGATTATCTTGCCAGTCATGATGCCATCCATCAGCTTTGAGGTTGCCGGCACAGTGCGCTCGGGTGAGTTGCGATACATCACCACAGGGATGCCAGATTCTTGCCAGAGAAGCAACTCATCAAACCAATAAGAAGGGTCACAGGCCATCTCGCGCATCCGAGGGAACTCGGTGTGGAACTTCATAAGAAAGGCTGTCACCTCATCCTTGCTAACTCGCCAAGAGTCATCATCGATGGCAAAGTTCTTTTCCCAAGAGGCAACTCGCTTGACTCGGTAAGGCTCGCCCTCTTCAGTAGGCAAGGCAACCGCGACAATCGAAGTCGAGTCACCAGACCAAGAACCATCGAAGCCGAGGACATACTCGGTGTCTGCGGTCATCTCCCAATCCTCAGCGAGCGCATCCCAAGCGCCGGCTGGCAACCAAGCCATCTTGCTATTCACCCATTGGTTCAGTCGCTTAGTGCGGAACTCAGCCTCGGGGGTTCGGCGCACAGCAGATGCAAAGTCCTCCTCGGAAACAAGATCACCGAAACCAGGATTGCAGGAAGCCCAAGTTTCAGGCAAGCGGTGGTCAGCATCCTCATCCGCTTCCCACCAAGCCATGAAGAAGGTAGGGTCAACCACTTCGCCCGAAGCAACCTGCTTGCCATACTGGTAAAGGCTGTAAGCAATAGAATCTTGCCCTGTTGAATCGGTGCGAGTTCCAGCGGTAGTCACACAATAGAGTTGTCCGAGTTTGCCTCGGTTACCCATAGCCAGTGAGAACACATCGAACAGCGCCCTATCTTTGTGGGCATGGAGTTCGTCAATGATGACACAACTCGGGTTATAGCCTTCTTTGGAATAAGCCTCAGCCGAAACAACCTTCATGACATTGCCAGAACTAGGCACAAACACCGAGTCTTTATAGACATTGCACAGTTCACCCAGTTCAGAATCCACAATCATGCGCTTGCATTCTTCAAAAATAATTCTTGCTTGCTCTTTTTCTGCGGCAGCAATGATGATTTCCGCACCATTCACACCCTCGGCAAAGAGCTTGAAAATGGCAACACTGGCAGAAGCCCAGGCGCTCTTGCCAGACTTGCGCGGCATCCCGACCAAAACAGTCCTAAAGTTCAAGTCACCATTAGCATCGCGAGCATAGACAGCCCGAGTGAGTTCCTTCTGCCAATCGCGAAAGACCAAAGTCTGACCGCGAGAGCCAGCGATGCCATCCTTGCCAATAGAGCCAAACAACTCAGCAAAGTCAACAGCCAAGTCACCATCGCCCCGAGCAGCATCCTCATCAGCGACAGGAGTCAGCCACTTAGGCGGCCAAGCCTTATGCGCGGTCATTCTTCTTCGCTAGTAGTTCCTCAAGTTTGGTCTTAGTCTTAGCCGATACCAGACCAAGGCGAGTGCGATCAGCCGGACTGAAGCCAAGCAGCGAGAAAGCATTGACAATCTGCTTCTCAGTTTCCAACAGACTCATATTCACAGGGCGGTCAGTTGGGTTAGTTTCCCAAATCTCGCGCAACCTCTCGCGCCGGTCAAGCAACTCACAAGTCATCTGCACCAACTGAGTATCAGTCTTAATAGAAATCCATAACTCGCCAGCGCCAAAGATGGAATCCCACAGTTGTTTGCCAACAGGGCCAAGTTCGCGAATCGGATCGGTGTATCCATACTCCAAAGGCGCGATTGCATCATTCAATCTCATGCCTCGCTTGCCAGGATTTCCCTGCAAGATTTTGAGTTCAGCTGGCTTCGGTGGATTGGGCATAGTTCAACCTTAGCAAAGTTCAGGGGGTTTGAACTGCGGATAGGCACGAGAAAGTGAGGTCGGGGTGACGGTGGGGTGTAGTTTCCCAGATTGGAGATACCCCTACCCATTGACGGGTGGCCTATTGGGTTATTGAAGTGGCTTGTTGCCTCGGGCTTGGTTGCAGTAGGCATGGGCAGGGGCGAGCTGACTGATGTCGGTTACATAGGCGGCTGGCACTAGGTGGTCGGCTTGTATCTTGTCACCTAGTTGAAAGGGAACTCCACAGATATGACAGACCTGAGCGGTTGCTCTGACTATACTTGCGAGGCGAGCATAAGCACCTGAGTATTGTCCTGTTTGTTCTTTTCTTTCTTGCCGCTTTGCAGCCCAGCGCGCATTGGTCTGTTGGGCATGGAGTGGACAGCGCGAGCCATTGCGAGTGAGTTGACCGCAGGTAAGGCAAGGCTCTAAAAATAATCCCATTAGAGGTCTAGTGTCCGGTACTTGGTGCGGCCTTCATCCCATGATCCGATTGTTGTTGACCACTCATAGGCTGCCTTGACCTCTTCGGGCTTCTTCCAGTAGATACCAGATGGCAGAGCAAAGACTATGAGGTAAGGCGCGCTGTCTGTTCCATAGGCGCGAGCATAAGTGTCCAAGCGCTGATAGTCCGACTCTTTGTAGTTAGGGCTACCCTTGACCTCCACAGCCATTGTTCGACCAGTCTTAGGGTTATGCACTATGAAGTCGGGCAGGTGTCTAAGGATTGGGTTGAGGTAGTAGAACTTCTCTATCTGTTGGTTCTTTTCATCAAAGCCGAAGTGGTAAGCGATAACCCCTACTCGCTCACAGTAAGCCTTGAATAACTCTTCGCCTTGATTGGGTTTGGAGTTTCTTTCTTTGAAGCTCTGGTTGCCATCGCTCACTAGATAAGGCTCTCTTGTGTGTAGGTTGGCTTCACCTGCTCGGTTAGCTTAGAGAAGTCAAAGGTGTCTTGGCTTAGTCGCTTGGCTATTAGTTCGCAATACTTCTCTTCTAGTTCTACCCCGATGACTTTGCGCCCGAGGTTCTTAGCTGCGACAAGGGTTGCACCTGAGCCAGCGAATGAGTCTGCAATCAATCCCTCTGGGCAGCGGTCTATGAGTAGTTCCATGAGTTTGATTGGCTTTGGAGTGGGGTGACCTATCTTGCCAACCTCTATGCCCCTGTGTTCATCTGTGCGGATGACTGAGCGCATTGGTGGCGATGATGCGCGAAAGCCTTTGCCAAGAATATAGATTTCTTCATCCTGAGTCATAAATGGGGCATTGAGTGGCCCAGGTGCTTGCCCTGCTTTATGCCAGATGAGGCGGTGCTGTGTGCCTTCTGGGCGGTCTATCTTCCAAGAACCAAAGACTATGGCTGGCTTATCTCCCCAAGCCTTTAGCGCGGCATCTCTGACCTGTGGGCTATGGTCACCGGCTATTCCAGCCGAGTGTTTTTCATAGCCTTTATTTACTCCTGTTGTTATACCTTTCCAAGCCACACCATAAGGTGGATCAGTTACCAGCACATCAGCATCCAGCCATTGAGTCTGCTCTAGGCAATCCCCATGATAAAGAGTCACATAGTCATCTTGGTAGTAAAGGCTCACTTGTTCCCCTTATCGGTGGAGTAAAAGCCTGAGCCTGTGAACCGAACTCCAGGGGTTGAGTATTGCCTGACCATTGTCTGCTCGCATTTGAGGCAGGAAGGTGTCACCTCGGGATCATGGAT